GACAATGTAGGTGACTACACTGGAGACACTGTTAAGATTGTCGGATTACAGGTTGATGAAATCACTGGGTCTGGTTCATTTATCAAACTGAGTGCAACACCAGCCAACCAGAGTGTGTTGACACCATTTAGACAAGATGTTGTCGAACATGATGAGAGTCGTTCCTTTGTTCGTATCGTAGATGTTGAGCCTGGAGTTACCAACTAATGGGACATAAGCAAGACGATACTCTGACAGACCTGAACAGGAGAGAGATTGCTTTTCCTGAAAGTGCTGTTGAAAAGGTTTTACCTGAGTTCTTTCGCACAGAGTATCCGAAACTTATCACACTCCTTGATGAGTATTATCACTACGAAGATGATGAGTCATCTCCGACCAGATTGGTCAATGAACTATTCTATAGCAGGGACATCACACAGACTGACCTAGAACTCCTCTCCTATATCGAAGACGAACTTCTGTTGGGTCAATCATACTTTGAAGGGTTCTCAGACAAACGTGCTGCGGCGAAATATTCTAACACATTGTATCGTTCAAAGGGAACAAAGTATTCAATTCAACAGTTCTTTAGAACATTCTTTTCGGTTGACCCAGAGATTGTTTATACCAAAGAACAAATCTTTAATATCGGCGACTCTGGTTCACAGATTGGATTTGAATCCAGAAAGTTTCTGACCGATAACAAATTGTATCAGAAGTTTGCTATTCTGATTAAATCAGACATCGCATTTAATGAGTGGAGAGAACCATATAAGTTGTTCGTTCACCCTGCGGGTATGTTCATTGGTTCGGAAGTGCAGATTATCAGTAATGTAACAGATACTCTCACTGCACCAAATGTTGTAATTCAACCACCTCCACCAATCTCAATTAACTCTGAAGCATCGTTTGGTGACACATCTACGACAGACTTGACCGCATTGATTGATGACTTTGCTACCGACTCTGCTGGTATCCTAAGTAGAATTAATCCAGAGATTAGACTGGAAGATTTCTCTATTCTTGAGATTGGTCAAATCAATGCTCAGTATAGTGACCTTCGTGAAGCACAAATTGCATCGTCACCAACTATGGATGACTCCGATGCAGCCACGGACTCCGCAGGAACAGGGTTCACAGGTATGGATATGTCAAACAACTTTGCTTTCGAGACATTCGACCAAGACAGACATGTCTTCTACAGTAGTGATTCCGACCAATATTTGTTAAATCTTGGTCATCTTAGTTGATAAAAGTCTTATAAATAGAAGAAACATTTAGGATTTAGAAATGACAAGACAGATTATTAATAGAGGCACAACAGCAAATGACGGGACGGGTGATACCCTCCGCACGGCTGCCCAGAAGATTAATGAGAACTTCTCGGAACTCTATACTATCGTTGGTAGTGATTCAGGTGCGAGTCAGGTTTCCTTTGACTCAGACGGTATCCTGTTTGAGGGTGCAACTGCCGATGATTTTGAAGTAAAATTAAAACTGGACGGTGACCCATCTGCGGATGTGGTTGTGAATATTCCTGTTGCTGGCACGACTGGTGACAACTTTGTTTTGACAACAACAACCCAAACACTGACCAATAAGACCCTGACAAGTCCTGTCATTACGACACCACAAATCAATGATACAAGTGCAGACCACCAGTATGTATTTGCTGTGAGTGAACTTGCCGCAGACCGAAATGTAACATTACCACTTCTGACAGGTGATGATACTTTTGTGTTCGCGAACCACACACAGACGCTTACGAATAAAACCATTGACGGTTTGACCGTAAGCAATCCAAACCTGACTGGTCTTGCAAATGGTTCTCTCTTACTCGATAGTTCTGATAACGAGTATATCACATTCACTAATGTTGCAAGTGCGGTAAATAACATTGGTATTACCACGGCTGCGACTGGTAATCATCCTTCTATCTCTGCGGTTGGTGATGACGCACATGTCAATCTCGAACTCACTGGTAAAGGTAATGGTGGTGTAAGTTTCGAGAGTAAACTAATTCTAGAAAAAGCAACTGATGTAACAACATCTACCGCAATTAATCTAAACGAACCACTGACGGTCTTCAACTCTGGTTCACTTATCTCACCAACGATTGCTGATGGAACGGCACAGGGTGAGTGGCATTCATTTATTAATGTGGGTGCGGGTGAATCGAGACTGACACCATCTGGTGCGTCAACAAATATTTTAGGTGTGGATTCTGGTGGTGGTTTTATTGCCTTTAGTGAAGGTGATGGTTGCCAGTTGATTTGGAACACCTCAGTAAGTAAATGGGTAATTGTAGCCAACAATGGAACTACAACAGGATAATAGAAAATGGCAGTTATTACTAATCCACTAAAACAACAAGTTATTCAGTCTCTTCTGACTGATTTCGCAGATTCATCGAATAACTATTATATCGGTATTGGTCGTTCCGAAGACTGGAATGACTCTGACACTGCGCGAACAGCAATCAACGCTCAATGGGAAGAGAGAGGTTTCCGCAACGGTCTCCAATCAGTCAAGAAAATTATTGACTCGACCTTTGTTGTCCCTCGTTATAACTGGTCTTCGGGTGCTGTCTATTCTGCCTATGATGACAAACAAGTCGGTTATCCTACTCAAACCTATTATGTCATGAACGATGAGAACCAAGTATACATTTGTCTGCAACAATCTAAAGACGCTGCTGGTAATGCGGTAGTATCGACTATCCAACCATCAGGTAATACGACAGGTGCAGCATTCTCAACTGCGGATGGTTACATCTGGAAGTTCTTGTATTCTATCAGTGCGGGTGATGCAACGAAATATATTGCTGCTAACTTCCTGCCTATCAAACTTCAGGGTTCAACCGACTCATCGTCTTCTGCTTCTGATGTTGAACAGTTGGCTGTTCAGAATGCTGCGGTTGATGGTCAGATTACGGGTTATGTGGTTGACTCAGGTGGTCTTGGGTATACATCAAACCCAACACTTACCATTGTGGGTGACGGAACAAACGCAAAAGCATCTGCAACTATCTCAGGTAGTGCCGTTGTCAAGGTTGAAGTCCTCGACAGTTCTGGCACACTGATGTTTGGTTCGGGTTATAACAATGCGACTGTCACAGTGAGTGGTGGTGGAACACCAACCAAACCAGCATCAATTCGTCCTGTATTTGCAACTGAAGGTGGTATGGGTGCTGACCCAAGAGATGACCTTCGTGCAAATGGTATTATGTTCACCGTTAAACCAGACGGAACAGAGAATAATGACTTTATCGTAGGTAACGACTTCCGTCAGGTTGGTCTTATCAAAAATATCAAAGACAGTGCGGGTTCAACAGACTTTACTGCATCGACAGGTATTGCATTGAAGAAACTTGTTTTCTCTGCGGTCACCACAGCGTTTACTGCTGATGCTACAATCGTTGGTGGAACATCTGGTGCAAGAGCATTGGTTGACAAAGTTGACTCATCGAATGTTTGGTATCACCAGACTGACGCAACTGGATTCTCCAACTTTGATTCGGGTGAATCAGTAAGTGAAGCTGATGGTTCGGGTGCAGGAACACTAGATGCGACATACGCACCATATGTAACACCAGAAGTAACAACGACTACAGGCGATGTCCTATATATTGATAACCGTGCGGCAGTCACTCGCGCAAGTGACCAGACCGAAGATATAAAAATTGTAATTCAAATTTAAGGTTTGATTCATGGCTAACACATTTACAGAGAACTCATTCTCCACGACCTACAAAGACGATTTTATCGATAGTGATAATTATCATCGTATCCTTTTCAATAGTGGTCGTGCCTTGCAGGCTCGCGAACTTACGCAGATGCAGACCATCATCCAAGAGGAGATTGGAAGATTTGGTCGCAACATCTTCAAGGACGGTGCATCAGTAAATCCAGGCGGGCCAACAATCACTAACGATTATGAGTTTATCAAACTGAACACTGCCACCAATGCTCTTCCTACCGACACAACCACACTGGTCGGAACAGAGTTTACTGGACAAACATCTGGTGTCAAAGCAAGAGTTCTTCAGGTTGTCGCTGCAGAGGGTTCTGACCCTGCAACTTTGTATGTTCAATATACTGATACATCTTCAGGCACATCGGGTGCAAACCCAATTCGTATGTCTGCGGGTGAGGACATCAACAACGGAACAGATACACTGACCGTTCAGTCTGCTGCTCCTGCGGTTGGTCGTGGTTCTAAGGTTGCTAGTGCTGCGGGTGACTTCTTTGTTCGTGGTCACTTTGTATTTGTCAAACCACAGGAACTCATTCTTGCCAAGTATACAAGAAACCCAACCAAAGTTGTTGGTTTCAAAATCACCGAAGATATCGTTACTGTTGCTGACGATACTGCATTGTATGATAATCAGGGTGCGACACCGAACTTGTCTTCGCCTGGCGCTGACCGTTATCGTATTACACTGACCCTCACAACTCAAGACCAAGTTGCGGCTGACGAGAACTTCGTCTACTACTGTGATATTGTTGACGGTCAAATCCTTGACCAAGTATCAGGGACGGAAGATTATAACAAAATTAATGAAGTCCTTGCAGAGAGAACTCGTGAGGAGTCAGGCAACTATATTGTAAGTCCTTTCACTGTAGACTTCACCGACTCAGGAACAAACCTGATTGCATCTGTATCTGATGGTATCGCATATATCAATGGTTATCGTGGTGCATCTGAAGTTCCTACCAAACTGACAATCGCAAAACCAAGAACGACAGAAACAGTAGAAAACGAAGTGACGGGCATCTCTTACGGTCAATATTTCATCACAGACAGTGCATCTACTTTGGGTCGTTTGAATATAGAGACCCAAGAGGTTGTCAATCTTAGAGATGGTGCTAACTACGGTGGTTCTACTATCGGGACTGCAAAGGTTCGTTATGTAGAAGAAGATGGTTCACAGTATCGTGTATATTTGTATGATATCAAAATGAATAGTGCTTCGGCAGTCCGTAAGATTAGGTCTGTCGGAACAAGCACAACGGATGTAATCAACCCGTCTCTTGAAAATGGTCAGGCTGTTATCAAAGAAGGTAATCTGGTAAATCTCGTTTATCCACTACCAAACCCAAGACCATCTAATATCACAGATATTGACTTTGAGGTTCAGAGACAGTTTACTGGCCCAACAAATG